CTTGGTGTTCGACATGCTACGAGCAAGCGCGCGAGTGTATCTAGCCGACAATCTGTCGTATAAATTATCCTCGACCGCTTCTTCGGTGATGCTGAAAGCCAGTGCTATAGTTTCGTGAGAGTAGCGTGATGTGAAGGCCTCTTGAGCCGAATCAAATGCCACGCCTGCCCCTTCTGATTTAACGGGTGCTGCATCGAAGCCTGATAACATTACTTCTTCTTCGAAAGCACGGTCACTAGATTCGGTTTCATAAATTTCTTCATGCTCCCTATCATAACGATCGTATTCGAGTCCGAATAACGCATTCAGTCCTGGAAGCAATTCTTTAACTAATTGTGCTCTACTAATAGCCATTTCAAATTACTCCTTAAGTTCCTGCAACAGGACCTCTATAAGCGTGTTCGTTAATTTGTACTACCAAATTAGCGTTATCGCTTGTGAGATCTCCGTTTGAATCATCTTGGACAACTCCTACTATTTTAAGCTGAAGTGCTTGAGTAGTTGCTATGGTGCTAGAGTCAAGTTCGCGAGTGGAGACGCCAGTTGTTGCACTACCACCTATGCCATCTGTGTCAGCATTTCTGCCGATACATGTGACTGCCGAAGCACCATCCGCTTGTATAACAAACAATTGATTTGGGTCGTCATAAACGAAAACGTCTATATCGCCGCCACCAAGTGCCGTAGTTGAAGCTGGATAATTATTCGAGTAGGTAGGAGTACCGTCAGTAGCAACATAATATACATGTGAAAACACACCAACATTGTTAGCAGAACCAACTGCTGACCTGTTAATATATCCACCTGCAAATATAACTAAATCGCCTTGGAATATGGCTGTGCCATATCCTGAAGGGTCAATACTATATTTATTTGCTTGCTGAACGGCTGAACCGACATTTAGACCTTTATAAGGTCTTAAGCCAAAGGCTTTGTCTACATTTGCCATTTTATTCCTCTAATTCCAAGAATTATTATAAAAGGACTCTTAGTTCTTAGAACCTTGAGTCCCACCAATTGTTACGCGAGATTGTCTATCAGGTCTATTGATAGACATACTAGGGTGACTCTCTTTCATCATGTCGTTATCTACAGCGTCCATCTGGTTCTGCGTTTTATCCGCAAAATATTTGGCTCTTTCCTGTATAGTCTCGACAGGGATTCTACAAAGAATCAATCCCCCAACTCCTATCACCCCTTCAAATTTACCGTTACTAACAATGGGAGAATCGAAGTCTGGGTATTCGTCTGCTCTCACAGGTTCCCATCCTTCACGGAGTCTAGCCATAACGTTTTTGGAATCGTCTTGGCCTCTAATCTCCATTCTTACCCATCTGTGTGAATAACCATCAGGTGGTGAAGGTGCGTCCAAAGCGGACGGTGGAGCCCAAGGTTTACGTGAGGATTTCTTCTCACGAGTCTGGGCTTCGCGTGGTTCTCGACTTTCGTCTTTATTATTATTATTTTTATTTGTCATGTTAACTCCACGTTATTCAACATATTTCGCGTACTCTTCTAAAGGCACACCCAATTTATTTGCTATCGCAACCTGTGAAGGTGTGAGTCTCACAGTTTTGCGCCCAGCTTTAGCACTGCGTTTAGCAGGGGCTACCGCCTGAGCGGGTCGGTTCGTTTGCGTGTTTTCCCTATCAAATTTGTTAGGGAACTCATCACGAATTCTTTTATTAACTTCATCATAGTACTCATTACTCGCGGCGTCAAACCCTTCGTTAAGTAAATCTTGATGAATTACAAAAGAAGTCATAGTCATAGCACGGTCATTTCCAAACCAAGGATTGTCTTCCGCCCAAGATTGAGCTTTAGGATCTGGTTCGGCTTGTTGCTGTGGCTGCTGTGGAACTTCTTGATTAAACTGTTGTGGTGCTGCGACCTGTCCTGTTTTGGCAGATCTCTCTTGATTCAAAGCTTGTACACGTTGAGCTTCAACCGCAAGAGCAGCTAGTTTTTGTTGTGCATTCGTTTGTGTTTCTACGTCGGCTTCTTCATTCGCTTTTCTTAATATGTTCTTCGTTGCTTCGGTTTCGGCAGTAATTCTATTTGCTTCTGCAATTATATAATTACCATCGAGATTCGTTTTTTGTTGTTGTAAATTTTTATTTTCGTCGTGTACGTTTTTAGCGTATGAAGTAGCGGCTTGTTCACGACGCTCTGCTTCACGAAGTTTTCCTGTAAGTTTGTCAATACGTTTTTTGACTCCTTTACTATACTCTTCATGTTCATTGTCGGTTTCAAGAACTACTTCTGGTTCTGGTTCTACTAAAGCATTTTCCAACAACGGCTTTTCAGGTTGTTTAGGTGTAATTGATAAAGTAGAGTCTTCGTCTATTTCTACATCTACTTCAGGTCCTGTATCATCTAACTGTACAAGTTCTTCGGCAGATTTCTTATTAAGGTCTGGCATGGTTCTTCTCCATGATTATTAAAATTGATGCAAAATTGCTTCTGGGTCAGGTACTGTAGCGATAATTTCATCATCGTTCAGCAGCTTTATTTCTCCGCCCTGTATCTGTATTCGAGATCCTGAGTATCTTCCGATCAATACCCAATCTCCTGCTTTACACCAAGGGCCACTAGAAAATCTTTTTCCGTCGTACGCTTGTAGTCCGACTTTTAATACATAGCCTAAAACAGTTCCAGCTTGTTGCCTTTCCATTGTTTCACTTGTTAGAACAATACCGCCATCGGTTTGTCCTTGGCCTCTGTACGGTAATATCATTACTCGCCACCCAGTAGGTTCAGGTAATTGATCGAGTAGTTCTGAGTCTAATTTATCGGGATTAAGCGTTCCTAAGTCTCCTTTTTTCTTTCCTGAATCGTACGCTTTTTGAAGAGGAGTTTTTTCTGCCTCTTTCTTTTTCCATTCGTCTTCCATAGCTAAATTACTTGGGCTAGGTGTCATAAGTTATCTCCTGGTTTTTTAATAAAGTTTTTATTTCTTCACGAATAAAGTTAAGCGCGTTTATTTGTCCAGTAAGATTTCGATAATGCTCCCAGTCTTTTACTTCACTGTTAGTCATTATTTCTTGGATTTGTTGTTCTTTGGTATCTATGGCGCGCATTACAACAGTCGCGAATTGTATTATGTCGATGAAGTAGTCCTCGGTGATTGATAGCCAGCGTTAAACATTTCTAGCGCTGTTGGTTGATTTTGTGGTTGCTCAAAATTTGTTAAAGGAGCTGGTACAGGTAAACTTGTTGCATTGTTCATATTAGGTATGCCTGTTGGTCCGTATGGGTTAGATTGATACTGTCCGCTCATGTAAGGATTGTATCCCATAGCTGAGCCTCCTACCATGTAATTTGGCTGTTGCTCTTGTTGTAGCTGTTGCTCTTGTTGAATTCCTTCTATTAATGCGTTTAATTCGTCCGTAATACTAGGCGTTGGTGGTGGAGCAGAAGTGTCCCCTACTGGTAGTCTTCTTAGAATGCCATCGCCAACATTTAAGTTTCCATCTCCATCTATAAAGAAATTATTTTCTGGAGGTGCTACATCCTCATATCCGTATTGAGGTGCTGGTCCTGCTGGTGGCTGCTGTGGATCAAAGATGCTGTCAGGATCTATAAGAGTTAGATCTGGTGGCGTCGCGACCGTGCTCATAGGTGGCATATATCCCGCTGCTTCAATTGCATCTCTTATTTCTCTTTCATTAGGTATTTGACTTTCAACAGGAAAATTAAGTCCTACATTAGAAGGCATTACTGGGGCTTGTTGCGCAATAGGCTGTGTACTAAAAGAAAATAGTTTATCTTGAGCAGCTTGTATTTTTGCTTGAGCCTCTGGGGTTTGTTCGTCCTGAGACCAGCCCCCAGCATCGGAAAATACTTTAAGTGCATCCTTTATTGCACTCCTTCTTTCTGGATTCGTTACCATGTAATTTGGCTGTTGTAGCTGTGCTCCTAACAAGTTGCCGAGAGGATTCGTTACTGGGGCAACGGTTGTTTGTTGAACTGGTTGAACAACGTTTCCATTTTGACCAAGACTTGTTTCTACACCTGGTGCATACACTTGGTTCTTTTCATCTGAATAATACTTAGCTATTTCTCTTTCGTCCACTCCACCCATATAATTTGGTTCGTAAAAGTCTGGTTGCGGTTTTAAGGGAGCAGTTTCTTCTACTACAGGAAGTGTTTCTTCAACAACGACTGGGTCTGTTTTAGCAACAACAGGAGTTGCACTTAACGTATTTAGTTGTCCTTGTAGATTCGTTATTTTCTGTCCGTATTCGGTTTCTAACGCTGTTTTTTGTCCTTCTAGCGCTTGAGCTTGCGCATTTGCAGCTTCAGCTCTGATAACGTCCTGATTGGCAACGGCGTCGTCCCTTTCCAACGTTAACGCGTCTATACTGCTTTGCAAGCCAACGATATTGTTTTCCAGTTCGGATATGTTTCCTTGCAGTCCTTCACGCTCTACGCCGAACTTGTTCTCTAATTCTGCAACGATCTGTTGCCTTTCAGACAACAACTCCTGTTCTCTGTTTTCAATCGCTAATAATTGTTGTTCTGCGTCTTCTGCTCTGATTGTATCTTGTTGAGCAACGGCTTGCTGGTAGTTGTTGGTCAAATCCACCTTAACTTGTCGCAATTGTTGTATTTCTGCTTCAGCGTTTTGTACAGCCGTCTCTAAAGTATTGCGAAAATTTCTGTCCTCTAAGATGCCTTGCGGTCTGGTTGGCGTAACAATAGGTTCTTCACCAAATATATTATTTTCTAATAAATTTCTGGGAGCCGTTCTGTTAAGAGATTGAATAACATTTTCGGGAAGTGAGTCTTGAGCAATATCAATAGGATCTCTGACTGCTGAACCTTGTCCAGGTAAGTTTAGGAATGAATAGTCGTTGTCAAAAGTAGGTATGCCGTTAGCCATTTATTTTTCTCCCCAGCGTACAAAAGTTTTTCCGTTCCAAAACAGTCCTAAGTAACAGTTGTTACAATCTGTAGAAAAGGTTTTTTTTATATGTGAAATTTTTTTACTCATTTTTAAAGTGGTTACAGGTAGCGTAAATATCAACTAACGTGGAGAAAGTATGAACAAAGATTACTTTCTACCTGTAACAAAAAAAATTATAAGCCTAATAGGGGTACCCTTACAAGTAAAACATGCTTTGTCAAGATATGCTTGTTTGAATATTCATTACATTGTCTAGTTCTACTTGTATATAGTACCTATCTAATATATGGTGTGTTGCTTTTTTTTCCGATTGATCCGACCCGACTAATCTCAATCCTATAGAGTCCCGATTATTTAACTAGGTTCTACCTGGCCCGACCTGGACTGGCCCGACCTGGACTGGCCCGACCTGGACTGGTTCCCGATTACCCAGGGCCAAAGGATTTCTTCTTTAGCCTAGACAATTAGAATTTGCCTAGCAGAAATTAATTGGAGTCCCGATCCCGATCTTACAAAGTACCCGACAAAAAAAAGGGCAAGTCCTCCAAGCTTGCCCTTCACTTTTACGGAGTTCGGTTATAAACCTTTCTCGTATTCTTCGCAGTAGTCAGTTAAAAATTCTTCCCAAGTACAATTTTCTTCATGCCATTTTATATAGTCCTGATCGTTAATCCAAAAAGTTA